TACCAGTGCTGGTATTGTTATTACTGCTGGTGGTTTAACTACCAACGCAATAACACAAGCTAGTTTAACAAGTGGATCAGTAATATTTGCCACTACTGGTGGACAATTAAGTCAAGACAACAGTAATCTATTTTGGGATAACACTAACAAATGGTTAGGTATTGGAGTTGCACCTAGCAGTCCATTGGATATACATAGTTCTGCTTCTGCATCTATGTTAGCATTAAACAATACTGGTGGAAATGCTAGTAATATTATATTTTTAAATGCTAGTGTAAATAAGTGGCGAATTGGTAATACCAGTAGTAATACATTTGATTTATTTAATAATCAAATTGGTACTACTGCATTGTCTTTTAGTGGATCTAATAGTGCAGCTACATTTATAAATTCAATCACTGCTACCAGTTTAATTAAATCTGGTGGAACGTCTAGCCAATTTTTAAAAGCTGACGGATCAGTAGATAGCAGCAGTTATATTACTTTAACATCTTTAAGTGGTACAACTCCACTACAATATAATAGCAGCACTGGTGCATTTAGCATTTTACAAGCTGGTGCTAGTCAGTCTGGATATTTATCTAGTACTGATTGGAATACATTTAATAGCAAAGCTAGTTTAACAGCTTTCAGTGCAACTACTCCACTATCTTATAATAGTGGTACTGGTGCATTTTCAATTCAAGTAGCTAACACTGGTCAAAGTGGTTATTTAACTAACACTGATTGGAATACATTTAATAATAAACAATCTGCTTTAAGTCTTGGTAATTTAACTGAAACCTCAAGTAGTGTATTAACTATTGCTGGTGGTACTGGTGCAGTAATTGGATCAGGAACTACAATAGCAGTAAAACAAAGTAGTGCTATTCAGTCTGGTTATTTATCTAGTACTGATTGGAATACATTTAATAATAAACAAGCTGCTTTAAGCAATCCTATAACTGGTACTGGTGTTACAAACTATGTACCAAAATTTAATGGTACAACAAGTTTAACAAGTAGTTTATTATTTGATAGTGGTACATATATTGGTATTGGTACAACTACTCCAGCTGCATCATTAGATGTAAACGGATCACTAACATATATTGCAAACTTTAACAATACTACACAAGATACAAGAGTGTCTTTTTCAAATGCTGGTACACAAAATTTACAAATTTCTACGTCTAATAGTCAAATAAATTTGTATGGTGTAACAAATATACCATTGTTAATTTATACAAATAGTACTGAGCGAATGAGAATTAGTAATGCTGGAAATGTTGGAATTAATACAACAAGTCCAGCAGCTAAATTACACGTTAAAAGTGTAAGTGAAATTTTAAGATTGGAAACAACATCTGCAACTGGTCAAAATTATTTAACATTTGCAAATGCTAGTGGTGAAATGGGTTATATTGGTTATGGATCAGGGGTAACTAATAATTTCTTTATTCAAAATGAACAAAATACCGATACTTTATTTTTTACAAATTCTACTGAAAGAATGCGTATAACTAATGTTGGTAACGTTGGTATAAATACATCTACACCTTATAGTGGTGCAAATGCTGCAAAATTACAAGTTCGCCCTACTACTGATATTAATTTAGCAATTCAATATGGTACATATGATAGTACATCTGTAAAATTAAACGCGTTTAATGATGCAGCTACAGTTAATATTCCAATGGAAATAAACGGATCTATTTTATATTTTAAAACTGGAGAAAGTTTAAAAGGTCAATTTGACGCAAGTGGTAATTTATTATTAAACGGAGCTACATCAAGTAATGGTCAAGGTAAACTGCAAAATACTAGTCAAAGTTTTACTGGTGGTTTAGGTATTGGTGGTTTAACATTTAGTACAAATACAACTGCTACTGTAAATACAAGTTTTTATTTCTTTAATGGTGGTGCTGGTGTAACATTAACTTTACCAGATACCAATGGACAAAGTATGGTATATTATATTAAAAACTATTCTGCTAGTCCATTAACAATAGCTAGAAGTGGATCAAATACATTTATTGCTGCTGGAACTATTACAACTGTAACAAGTTTAACATTGGCAACTGGTGTAAGTACTACATTAATTGGAAACGGAACTACTAACTACATTCAAATACAATAATATGAAACAAATACAACCAGTAGGTATATGGTTTAATGGTGCAATAGTTAATGCTAACTATTTAAACCTAGTAGCTACAAGCGATAACCTTACAACCAGTGCAACATTTTATTATGTACTTTATGCAAATGAAATGGATATGCAAGGCAATGCACTTGCTTCTGGTAGTTTAACTATGGACGGTGCAGATTATCAAACATATGAAAGCAGTCCAACTAGCAACGATTTTGCATATAATTGGGCGGCTGGAAAGTTAAATCTTACAATTATTTCTTAATTTTATAAAAAAATACACTTATGGAAAAGAAACAAGCATTTGACATCATTAAACAAGTAATCGATGCAGCTATTAAAAGAGGTCTTTTTGAAAACGTTGAAAGCGTTACGGCAGTTAATACCGCTTTATTAGTGTTAAACGATGAACTTAAGCAAGAAAATGACACACAATAATATAGATATGACCAGCATAAGAGGTACTGCATTAACTGCACTTGCATACGTTGCAAGTATGTTAGACATTGAACAAATGACTAAAATAGGTTTAATGTGTATTGGTATATTGTCTGGTGTAACTACTATTGTGTACAATATTCAAAAAATTAAAAAACTTAAAGACAATGAAAAACGCTAAAACTACAATATTTGGTTTATTAGCTGCCATTGGTGGATACTTTGCACAGTCTGGTACTGGCAAATTACAAACTGCTGGACAATTAATAGCTACTATTAGTACCTTTTTATTAGGTGCTAGTGCTTCTGACGCATCAAATACAAAATAATGGATAGGAATAAAAAAGTAGCACTGGGTGTCGGTACTACTATAATAATTTTATATATGCTTAGAACAAGAATAGCAACAGCTTTAAATAGCACTGCTTTTGGCAGTGTTAGTGATAGTTTATTTAACTTAATTAGCAGCTTTGAAGGATTTTATGCTGTACCCTATTGGGATCGTACTGGTTATTCAGTAGGATATGGATCACAATATAACTGGGACGAAAATCGTCCAGTACAAAAAACGGATATTATAGATAAGGATACAGCTAAACGATGGTTATTAGCAGAAGCACAACAAGATTTTGATCTTGTTAAATCTAAAGTAACAGTGCCAATTAATGACAATCAATTATTAGCATTAAGTAGTTTTTCTTATAATGTAGGTCAAGGAGCATTTGAAAGCAGCACATTATTAGATTTATTAAATAGTGGTGCAGATATTAATACAGTAGCATCGCAATTTGATCGCTGGACTTATTCTGGTGGTGTGGTAAATAAAGGATTGGTGGCACGTAGAGCAGCAGAGAAACAACTATTCCTTTCATAGGTGTATAATATATGGTTTTGTAAGTAAAAAAGCGAGGGCAGTTTCTACTGCCCTTTTTTTATGTATATACGTTCTACGAAAAGTTTAGTAGATTTATCATACAAATTATAGTATAATCCGTTAATACTTTCTACAAATAATCTAAATGAATTAAGGTTTGCTATATTACGATACTTTTTAGGCTGTTCATTTATGTTTTGCATAAATACAATAGCTGTAAATAGTTTTTTTGCCATTTTAAAGGGGTTTATCGTTTATCTTAAAGTATCTGCCAGTATCATCACTAAAAGCCTTTATTTTACGTTTTAGGCACAAATGGCTAACTGCCCTAAGTACTTGCATACGATCCAGTTTTGTTATGTCGTAAATGTCTTGTAAACTGACTGCACGACGCTGCTGAATAATTAAATAAATTCTAGTTTTGTTTGTCATTTTTATATATCTTTGAGGTGAAAAAAGTTAAACCTTTGGGTTTATTGTCAGTAAGCAGTCCAGTTTGTTAAATTCTGGGCTGCTTTTTTTTACTGACATACTAACCATTAGTGCATTTTTCTAATTACATACCAAAATATATTCTTTACTATTTCGTATGTTACTATAATTAAAATTATTTCCATTTAATTATGCTTTTATCTATGATATGCTCTACCAGTGTTATTATTGCTATTATTATTCCATAAATAATAGCTACTGGAAACAATATAAATATTAGGTATAAATGTTTAAATATTTTCATTTTTTATAAATTTATTATATTCTTTTTTTGCTTTTGCTCGTCTATAATATTCTTTTTCTCTACAATCCATTGAGCAATATTTTTTTATATCATACATTTTAGGTGATTTTGGTATAAATTCATTAGCACAATATTCACATATTTTTGATTTAACATTATTTCCACAAAATTCATCATAAATATTATATGTACTTTTTCCCATTTTATCATTTGTTTTCATAAACCTAATTAAATCAAGCATTTGATTTTTTTCCTTTTCAAGATATAAATTGTTTATATAGTCAAGTATTCTGTTTGCAGCATTTTTAGTAATATAACCTAATCTTTTTTCAATGGTTATATCTTCAATTAAATTTTGCATTGCTGTTTTCATATTATTTTATTTAAAGGTTAAAAAAGTTATCGGGTAAAATATTTATTATCTGCACCTTTTAATATCCACCCTTTTTGTATCCATATCTTAATTAAATTCTTTGCATAGCTTTTAGTGGTGGCTGTACGTTCAATAATTTCGTCACTAATATCATTATAATTTGTAGGTACTACAACTATTGTATTGCAAAGTGTTTTACTTTCTAAATCGCTTAAATCACTAGCCTTTTTTCCAGTTTCTTTTTTTACTTCACTTTCAACTTGCTGAAATACACCGTTAAAATTCATAAGTGTTACTGTATCGAAATCCATATCGCTACGCATAAATCGACTAGCAAGTATATAACAGTTTCTTTCTTTTTCTTTAACTATGTCCAGTGTAGATTGAGCAAAGCGATCACTGGCACTACCAATGTGTCCAGTAGTACTTAAATTGCTTTTAGATTGGTGCAGTACTGTAATAAGTAAAATATTATACACCTTAGTAATTTTCTTTAACCATTTAGTTACCAGACTACTTTCTCTTTCATCGTTATAATTAACTAATAAATCTAGCAATCCGTCTATAATAATTACGCTGCAATCTGCATTTTCAGTTAAATATGTTTCTATCATTTTACGTATTAAACCACTACCGTCTTCTCTAACTTGATAAGCATTAAACCAATCTGGTAATACTGACAATTCACAAAAACCTTTTATTTTTCCTATTTGTCTAAAAAAATCATAATCACTGCTTTCAGTATCAAAATAGCATATTTTTTTACGATCTACTGGCAAATGCAATTTCATACTAAATACTTCATAAGGCATAAATGCACTGGCAATAGCACCAGCTACAAATGTACTTTTACCAGCTTTAGGCAAACCAGATAACGTTACAAAGTTCTGCAAACTACCGACGTGTTTCCCCCCTATTGTAAAAACAATATTTTCTTTATTCGGTATGTAGTTTGGATTGTATTTTCTTTTTGCTAATAATTCGGTAACTGTTAATTTATTGTCAGTATTATTTTCCATTTACCAATTTTGCAGCAATCCAGCTATGTATAAAGCAATTAAAATTATGATTAAACTTTGTCCATTACGGCTGAACAATAGCCATTGTATTAGTTTGGTCATTTTGTAAGTTTTGTGTTTTTTCTTCTAATAGTGTAATTAATTCCATAGCGTCGTGTATAGACGTATTCATTATTACGTTTGCATCTAATTCGCCTAATTGATCCCCAGCAATGGTGCAATATGTTTTATACAATTCTAAACTATAATATTCTAACTTAGATAGTCCAGCAGTAGGAAAAACAATTTGTCCAAATTTGTCCTGCATTGGTGTAGCTGGGAAAGCGTTTGTAAGTGCGTATTTCATAGGTTTATTTTGTTAAGTAGTCAATATGTGCTTTTGCACTTGTAATTGTTTTGTGAAAACTATTATCAATAGATACAACAAATTCGTTGCCCACTTCAAAAATAATATAACCTAAGTAAAAAATTTTTCTCATTTTATAAATTTTTTAAATGTTGTGCATATGCTGCAATATCACGATTATATTGGTCTATTGCATCATCTAATAAGTTTGTTAATTCATTAGGCAAATGAAATGGCAGCATATCATTTGTAAGCCAAATCATTTGCTCAAGTCCTTCATTATTTGTACACGCAAATAAAATTTTTATGTTTCTAAAATTTTGAAAGGAGTTAATTAACTGTAAAGTTTCTTTTTTGTTTTGGAGTTTTTTAATTTCCAAAAGCACAGCGTCGGTGCTAGATAAGTTTTTTTGCATTGGGTTTATTTTATGTCAGTAAAATATTTACCAGTGCAATTTATATAACTTTTTCAATTAACCAAATAAATATCTAAATATATTTATTTAAAGGTTAAAAAAGTTAGATATTAACATAGGATTTTAGGGGTATATGAAATGTATTTTTGCTCGGCTAACGAGCCAAAAATACATTTTTACATTCGTAACATTGCATATTTACCCCTACATTTTATCCACATTT